ATGAAAGATGAAAACGGTAAACCTACTCGTAAGGCGGCTAGCTTAAAACGTTGGAAGTGTTAATATGACTTTAGACGAACAAACTAAATCTGAGTTAATAACTCTGTTAAAAGAAGCAGTTCTTGAGGCAGTGGAGCACCATCCTTTAACCGACGAAGAGATTCAATGGGTTAGAATGGCTATTAAAGCTGAAGCTGAACGTGCCGAGTTACGTAAAGCCATTATTGAAAAGACTTTAGCTGGTTTAGTTTGGATGTTAGTAGTGGGATTGATAACTTTGGTTTGGTCTGGACTTAAAGGATATTTGGGAAGATAATGCCAAGTACAAGTAAGAAACAACATAACTTAATGGAAGCCGTAGCACATAATAAGGCTTTTGCTAAGAAAGTTGGTATTCCCCAATCAGTTGGTAAAGATTTTAGCGCTGCTGATAAAGGTAAAAAATTTGGTCTAGGTGGTGGTGTTGGCGTTACTCGAGGCGGCAAGAACCAAATTAACCGCCAAGAAACTAGGTTTGGTAGTATTCTAGGGCAGCAAAAGAATGCACCAGATGTTAATTTAAACAAATATGTTGGCAAAAAAGAAGGTGGACTTATGAAAAAGAAAATGGCAGCAGGTGGTATGGGTAGCATGACTATGGAAAAAGTCCGTACGGCAGCCCCTAGCAAAGATGGTATTGCTTCAAAAGGCAAAACCAAAGGTAAACAAATTAAGATGGCTGGTAATAGCATCGGTACTGGCCCAGCTATGAAAAAGGGCGGCAAGGTTAAAAAATGAAAAAGAAAGATAAACGTTACGACGATGGCGGAGATGTAGCTACAGATACTTCTCAAGGCCAAAACCAAAATATTGGCGACGATGTACGTTTTCGTGCTATGGCTGCTATGAGCCAACGAGATATGGACGAAGGTGGCGGTGGTTCATCCTCAACCCCAGCTCCAGCACCTAAGGCTGCACCTAAAGCTGCTTCTAAAGCCTCTACCCCCGCACCAAAAGCTGTGCCGACTAGGCAGCAAAAAAGTGGCCCAATAATGATGCGTGGTTCTAGTAATAGTGGTACAGACCTTAAAGCTGCTTTGTTTGGCGGTTCTAGTTCTAGCGATTCCCCACGTACACGTGCAGCAAAACGTGATCAAGCTATGACTGGTAGCTATAGCATGAAGTCTGGTGGTAAAGTTGGTTCTGCTTCTAAGCGTGCTGATGGTATTGCTCAACGAGGTAGAACACGTGGAAAGATGTGCTAAATGCCCTACGATAATTCTAAACAAGCTGAGAATGAGTATTTTAAAGACCAACGTACTCCTAAAGAAAGTCAAGGCGATTTAGATTTATCTGGTAAGCGTGAAGCTATTCAAAAACTAAGGGAGTTTGCGGCTGGTAAAAGGTCTGGTGCTTCTTTAGGTGTTAGTGGTGGAGATGGTTTGTTAAGAAATGAAATAAGCGTTAAAAATCCAGTTTATAGAAAAGGTGGAATTATGGAACATAAGCACAATGTAGAACACGTTAAGCATCACTACGGCAAAGGCCATGATCATATGCATGAGCAAGAAAAAGTGTCTAAGCACTACGGACATGAAGCGCACAAAATGCACCATGACCACGTAAAGGCTATGTGTGGCGGTGGTATGAGCCACGGTAAAAAGGCTAAGTGATGCGAGCTTCACGTGGAATGGGGGCAATATCCCCATCCAAGATGCCTAAAGCAAAGACTGTTGTTCGGAAAGACAATCCGGATGATGTGACTATGTACAAAAAAGGCGGAGAAGTCTGGGATAAACCACGCCCAAAAGGATTGGGTAAACCAAAAAAACTATCGGAAGCTAAAAAGTCTAAGGCAAAAGCTATGGCTAAAGCAGCTGGTAGACCTTATCCTAATCTAGTAGATAACATGAGAGCTGCGAGGAAAAAATAATGGCTAAAAAATGGATTCAAAAAGCAATTAAAAAACCTGGCGCATTACGTAAAGAATTAGGTGCTAAACTTGGTAAACCTATTCCGGCAGCCAAATTAGCTGCAGCTGCAAAGAAGCCCGGCAAGGTGGGCAAGCGGGCTAGGCTGGCGGAAACCCTAAAGGGAATGAAAAAGTGAACTGGGCTATCCACGCATACTTACTCAAAGGCGTTTGTCTAGGGTTTGAAATAGTGGATGGAAAAGACATTAATACGTTTTTTATAATTGATTTACTTATCATTAGGATTGGAATAGAAATTGAAAAAGCACATACAAAAAGCACTAAAGTGGGCACTAAGCAAGTTTAAACCAGACCCAGCTGAAGTAGCAGCGTGGCCATTCCCTGTGCCAAAACCAGTAAGTGAAGATTTTGACCCACGGCCTAAGAAAAAGATGACCGTTCCCAAAGCAACTACACGCAGACCAGTTGCCAAAAAAGCAACTAAAGTTGCTAAAAAGGCTAAATAATGGCTACTACTGGTACCACAGTATTTAATCTTGACATGGGCGACCTCATTGAGGAAGCCTTTGAACGCTGTGGTTCGCAGTCTCGTACCGGTTATGATTTTAGAACCGCTGCACGCAGCGTTAATATGCTTACAATCGAGTGGGCTAATCGTGGCATTAACTTATGGACTATTGAACAAGGTCAGATTCCAATTAACATTAATGCCGGCCAAATTAGTTATCCAATTCCTGTAGATACAATTGATTTATACGACCACGTAATTCGTCAAGGTAGCGGGCAAAGCCAAGTAGATATTAATATCACCCGTATTTCTGGTGATGATTACGTTACTATTCCTACTAAAAATGCCTATGGGCGCCCCATTCAAGTATGGATTGACCGTCAGTCTGGTAATGTTGATAGCACCCCCGTCACCACAGTTGCAAGCGGATACCCTATAGCGGCTACCGATACAACAATTAATGTAACATCCACGGGCAATATGCGCAGTCAAGGTTATATTAATATTGATGGCGAAACCATTTTGTACCAAAATATAGGCACTGCAGCTAATGGGCAAGCCAACCAACTTTTAAATTGTTACCGTGGAATGAACGGCACCACAGCCGCATCCCATTCAGCAGGTTCTTTAATTTATAACAATTATTTACCCAACATTAATATTTGGCCGACGGGTAATCCAGGAACTCAATACACGTTTATTTATTACCGTATGCGTCGTATACAGGATGCTGGCACGGGTGTTAATACCGAGGATATACCATTTCGCTTTATACCCGCTATGGCTGCTGGATTGGCATTTTATCTTGCGCAAAAGCTACCTAATATTGATATGCAAAGAGTACCATTTTTAAAAGCTGAGTATGAACAGCAGTTCCAATTTGCTATGGATGAAGATAGGGAAAAAGCGGCTTTACGTGTAGTACCTCGTAATATGTTTTACTACAGATAACCATGCCAAATAAATTCTCAGCCGGTAAATATTCTATTGCCGAATGTGATCGGTGTGGACAAAGATATAAACTAAAAGAATTAAGGATACAAACCTTAAAGGGTTAAAGTTTGCCATACTTGTTGGGATCCGGATCATCCTCAATTGCAGTTAGGTATGTATCCAGTAAGTGATCCACAAGCAGTACGTGAACCGAGGCCAGACGTAAGTTACTATTCTTCGGGAAATACGGGGTTATACATTAATCCAAATTCTAGTGACAACGTTAATAATGCAGGGTATCCTAGTGATGGTAGTAGGCAAACGCAGTGGGCTTGGAATCCGGTAGGTGGAGCAAGGGGTTTTGCGGATGCATTTACTCCCAATGATTTGAATTTAACCATTACAATAGGCACAGTAACCGTAGTCACAACATAAGGAGTAGTAACATGGCAATGCAAAGACAAAAGGGGATTAAGACTGATGAACCTTTTGAACCTAAAAATGTAGAAGATAACATGAAAAAAGGCGGTAAAGTTATGAAAAAAGAAAAAATGGAAAGCATGAAAGAAGATATCAAGCAAGATAAAGCTATCGTTAAGAAAGCATTTAAAATGCATGATGCTCAAGAGCATAAGGGTGGTAAAGGTACTAACCTAGACAAGCTTAAAAAAGGCGGTAAAGCCGTTAAGAAAATGGCTAAAGGTGGTGTAACTAGCGCTCAAGAAAAAGCTATGGGTCGTAATATGGCTCGTGCTATGAACCAAAAGTCCAGCTCAAGAGGTCGTTAATATGGCTAAGAACATTAAACCAGCTAGCGAATATGCTAAGCCACACAAGATGTCAGGAAAAGAAATTGGTACTTCTGACGTAGAGTTAGGTATTTGCTATGCAACTGATCCTAATACTTTAAAAGCAGACGAAGTAACGCCGGGTGGTATGCCTGCTATGCGTGTTTCTATTGGTAATAATACTCGTGGTCCTAAGACCGATGGTATTGAAGTTCGTGGTTCTGGCGCCGCAACTAAAGGTCGTATGGCTAGAGGCCCAATGGCATAATGAATTACATTACGTTATATAACTCGATTCAAGCTTACGCTGAGAACACTGAACAGCTGTTCGTAGCAAATATTCCCGTTTTTGTGGAAGAGGCTGAACTTCGTATATATAACTCAGTAAACGTACCATCGCTGCGTAAAAATGTAACCGGTACAATGACTGCTGGAAACCAATATGTAGCGCTTCCAATGGACTGGCTGGCAAATTATTCAGTAGCGGTTATAGACCCAACTACGGGGATGTATAACTATCTGATTAACAAAGACGTTAACTTTATGCGTCAAGCCTACCCTTATGCAACCAATAATGGTACAACCTATCAAGGAACTCCGGGCGGTACGCCTAAGTATTACGCCTTATTTGGCTCGCAGTATTCCGATGTAAATGAAATGACTTTAATGGTAGCCCCTGCACCAGACCAAGCTTACCCAATAGAAATGCACTATTACTACTACCCACCTACTATTGTGCAGGGTCAGATTAATGGTACTAATATCAGTAATGCAGGTACGCTATATACCAACGGTGTATACCAAAATGTTTCATTAACAGGAGGCTCAGGAGCAAATGCTACAGCTAATATCGTCATTAGTGGTGGAATTGTCACTAGTTGTAATATTACTTTTGGTGGTAATTTCTATGTTGTAGGGGATGTGCTTTCCTGCTCATCTTTAGGTTCTACTGGTTCTGGTTTTCAATTAACTGTATCTAGCGTATCTAATGCTACAGGAACTAGCTGGCTAGGCGATAATTTTGACCCCGTTTTATTCTACGGCGCTATGCGGGAAGCTATGTTGTTTATGAAGCAAGAAGCTGATTTAGTAACTAATTATGAGCAAAAATACCAAGAAGCTTTGATGGAATTTAGACGCTTCTGTGACGGTCTTGATCGTGGCGACGCTTACAGAGACGGTCAAACCAAGCTTAATATTAATCTTAAAGGTAATGTGGCATCATGATTACCCAAACTTCTTGCACAATTTTTCAGCAGAATTTGCTTAACGGTAATGAGAACTTTACTACCGGAACCTATAAGATTGCCCTTTACAATGCGTTGGCTAATCTAGGTCAGCAAACTACAGCCTATACTTCAGTTAATGAAGTAGTTGGTACAGGCTATACGGCTGGCGGTCAGGTTTTAACTATCTCTACTCCACCTACCCAAAATAACCAATATAACGTGACTTATGTGTCTTTTCAAGACGCTGTTTGGAATCCAGCATCCTTTACCGCTAGGGGGGCGTTAGTATACAATGCAACTACAGGCGCAGCATGTTTTGTACTAAATTTTGGGTCAGACAAGACTTGTACAACTAGCTTTACCGTGCAATTTCCAACGGCGAGTTATTCGTCCGCAATTTTAACCATTGGTACTACCACAAGTAGTATTAACTATAGTAGTTCAGACTAGGAGTAATTATGCATAAAGAATTTACAGGATCTGGCGACCACGCAGAAATTACTCTGCAGGCTAACGCTATTAAAGACGAGACATTTGGTAT